CCTGAGTATCAACCACCACCACGAAAAGGTATCAATAAACCATTTGAATTTGAATAAAAATAAATAATCAGAAAGTGCCGTAGCAATGAAAAATTTTATTCAATTCTCCGAAGATATCCAACAAAGAAGACAAGAACTTCAACAGCGGAGACTGGACCAAATTCAGGCACAGAAAAAGAAAATTGCATCTCAACAAGAAGCACAGAAAGAAAAGCAACAAGCATCCGCAGAAAGGGAACAACTTAAGCAAGAAATCAAAAGAGAATTGCAATCAGAGCAAAGTCCTTCAATGGAACCAAACCTCTACAATCAATTGATTGCTAGAAGTCAAATGACTAGAAAGAGAGCAAGAGAAACTCACGCTCAGAGAGAAATGGAGCGCGAAGCAGGAGCACAGCAGGCACAGAAGCGTGCAGAGATGAAAGCAATTATGAAACGCTGATAAACACTGGGCCCTGTAAAGTGTCCTAGTAATGTAATCACACCACGCATTATGGATTGGTTTGACGACATCCAGGTTGAAGAACTGGAAAACTTTGATTTCATTGAAGAAGATGTGATTGAAGAGAGTGATAACAAATCATTCAATTCATATCTAAACTCCAACACCGATTATTGATTACAACAGTGTGACGCCTGAGAAAGCGTCCACTGAACCCCCCACTGACCCTGAAACTCCTGTATTTTAATCTCATGAACGAACAAATTCCTAACGTGCTCCCCCACATCCAAGAACTCAAACTTGCCTGGAGGAAACAGGATTTCGTATTTACTAAGCAGCAACAAGAAGAATACGATTTGCTTCTTGCTACTCGCCGCGAAAGGGTCAAGCAATTCTATGCTGAAGGACGTGTATTCAAGGGTTCCTATAAAGCAAAGGAAGTTGAAATCTAAATACTAAAAAGTAGTGTTTAGATAGTACAATGCGGACCTTCAATCAATTTATGTCTCTCTGCGAAGCATCTGAACCCGATACTGCTAAGAAACTTGGCTGGGGTGGCGGTGCTTCCGTCACTCGCGCAGGTGAAGGTGGGAGAGTAGGTAAAGAACGCAAAAAGACAGCAGCAGAGTTACGTAGAACGAAAAGAGGTCCTGGTGGTACAACGGTAGCCGCCAAATCATACAAACCACGTTCCGACATTGGAACTCAGCGTCAAGCATCTACAAGAGTTCAGCAACCTGAAAAAGAAAGAGGTTCTGCTGCATTATCTGCAAAAGAAGCACAACGCAAAGCATACTTAGAGCGCAAAGCAAGAGAGAGTGGTGGTGCTACTAAATCTAGAGAACTAGAGAAGCAAGCATCTAAACTTCTTACCAAAAAGAAAGCAGAAGCACCAAAAGGTGAGAAGATTGAAAGAACAACCAATCGCGAATATACCCGCGATGAGAAGAAGAAAATGGTAAGAGCTGGTAAGCGTTTGCATAAGGACATTATCAAAGGTAGAGACCTTCCCGCTTCCAAATATCAACCCTGATTCATCCAATCAACAAACAGTCCACTAGCACTCTCAGATTGACCTCTGGGGGTGCTATTTTAGTCTTTAGATACCAAACCACTGAGAACCATGAATTACGTTCAAATCCCTGTTACTACCCTTGAAACTCTGATTGAAGGTCTTCAATCTGCTGTGAATGTGTGCTATAATGTCGATAGCAAAGAACAGGAAACTGAGAGGTCTTATCCATATGCGGTAGGATATTCTCAGTCCACAATGAAGTGTATCATTGAAGACCTTAAGCGATTGAAACCCCAGAGTGACTGATACTGGGCCCTCTAAATTGTCCCTATAGTATATGATGAACCCGATGAAACTCCAACCACGGCCCCATCAAGAACGCGGCGATGCTGCGATGCAGAAATATTCTAAGGGTCAGTTGATTTACCCCACGGGCGGCGGTAAGACCCTGAATATGATTATGGATGCTGTGCGTGAGTTTTCCGAGGAAGTTGTCTTTGAAAAAGAGTATCATCTCGGAGAGTTTGTTGGTGGAACCACAAATCGTAAATTGATTGTTGTAGTTGCTCCACGTATTTTGCTTACAGAGCAGCTTTCTTCCGAGTTTCTGGAGTTTATCACTAATGCTGCTGTTCTTCACGTACACAGCGGTGAAACTAGTCACAAATCTACCACAAATCCCGATGAAATCGATGAGTGGGTCTGTGATAATGTAGACAAGCATTGTCTCATCTTCACCACTTATAACTCTCTGGAGCGTCTTCAGGATGCTGATGTTGCAGTGGATACAATATATTTCGACGAAGCCCATAATTCAGTCAAGCGTAACTTTTTCCCTGCAACTGAGCACTTCGCTGCTGAGGCACGTCGTTGCTACTTCTTCACTGCTACCCCGAAACATTCCCTTGCTGTAGGTAAACCAGGCATGAATGATTCGGCAGTTTATGGTCAGGTAATCTGCAAAGTTCCTGCTCCTGAACTGGTTGCTGGTGGGTTCATTGTTCCCCCCAAAGTTATCGTCAAGCAACTGGAGATGGTTCAGGGTAAGCAGACCAACTTTGACCGCGACGCTGAGAATCTGCTGGAAACCATTGACGACAATGAAGTCAGCAAGATTCTGATTTGTGCTAAGGCAACCAAGCAGATTGTTTCGCTGGTTTCTGAGACTGACTTCTGTTCTGAGTTGGAGTCTCGCGGTTTCTCTTGGATGTACATCACGGCAAAGACTGGAGCTGTGATTGACGGCAAGAAAGTGAACCGCGAAGTATTCTTCGACACTCTATCTGCCTGGGGCAAGGACAACGACAAGAAGTTTGTTGTTCTTCACCACTCCATCCTCGCAGAAGGTATCAACGTCAGCGGTCTGGAAGCAGTTCTCTTCCTCCGCAACATGGACTTCATTGGTATTTCCCAGACCATCGGACGTTGCATCCGACTGCATCACGATGACGCCAAAGGTCTTCGCGATGGTAGCATCAAACCAGGCAACCTTGGTCAATACACCAAGAGTTTCGGTCTTGTCTGTGTTCCGGTGTACAGCAAGGTTGGTATCACCACCGCCAAGGCAGTTCAATCGGTTGTAGACACCATCTTCCAGAAGGGAGAACCCGCCATCAGTGTAGTTCGCAGGTGAGTCTCACTGAGAATGCAGTGGCCATCAGGGTGAAAACCCTGATTTTTCTGCAATTTCACCGCAGACGACCTAGAACCCATCGACCGCAACCAAATTCACGATTTATTGGAAAGTATAATGAAAGAGGGATTTATTGTCGGCAAAGGTAACTATGCAGCGGTGCCCTATGGACGACAACTGATGATTATTCACAATGGAGAGCAACTGAAAGTGTGTAGGACTGAAGCATCAGCAAGAAAATTTATTGACGACCACAAGAAAGGCAAAAGCACTGCTAAGTTGCCCATTGATTGAAACTGGGCCCTTGAAAGTGTCCCTATAATGTAACCACCATTCCGTGTCGATCACGGCATATTAAATGTTCAAAACTGACGGTTCCGTTCATCATGGCGGAGTAAAAAATGAAAATCAAACTATTCAGATTCTCAATGAATTGAAAATCTATTCCAACATTGTTGAAAAACGTGGCGGAACTACTCAAAAGGCAGATGCTGTCGCTGGTGATAAGAAAATCAGCATCAAACGGAAAGAAGGTATCGCAAATGGATCATTTGACTGGTTTAACACAAGCAAGTATAATGATGTCTTAGGTAACACTTTCGATACCTTTCTTTCAAACATGAAAGAGATGCGTTCCATGCCCAAAGATCTCATCAAAGATGATGAGTTCATCTTGAAAGTGCGGGACAATTTCAATCAACTGTGTGAGTTGTCTTTGGACACTCTGAGTAGCGACCAAATTATTGATATTTTACGTCGCGGTCTGATTGATGCAAATGATGATTTTGATGTTGTAATTACCGACACTAAAACCAATACTCTGTATGTTTTTGGTGCTGATCAACATCCTGCTGTTGGTTATATCAATCAAGGATTTACTGCTGTTCTTCAAGGTAAGGGAAAATCATCCCGAAAAGTGTTGTTTTCTGATGGCATAAATCTTTATGACTGCGGTCTGCGTATTCGTGTTACCAGTAACAATGGTATCAATGCTTTTCTTGGTTTAAGTAAAGCAAACAAGAACTCTCAGGTTGTAATCAAACTCCAACAAGATAACGTCAAACAACTACTCATCTCCACCGAAGCGAAGAACTATGACTATTGAAATCCTACAGCAATCCGCAGAGAAAATGACTGAAATTCAACAGTCATTCGATCTTATCTACATGGATCCTCCGTTTGGATTGCAAAGGGATTTTAAGATGTTAGAGCAAGATGGTGAAGAAAAAGGATTCTCTGATAACTGGGAGTCCTTTGATGATTATATTTTATGGTATGCAGATATCATAAACAAGGCATGGGACAAATTGAATAAGGATGGGTGGATTTATCTGCACAACAACTTCATTGGTAACGCACTTGTTTTATCTCATGTAGATCGAAAAGTGCGTGATGCCTTTTATACAAACATTTCATGGAAACGTTCTGGTCCAAAGAATAACATCAAGAACGGATGGGGTAACATTGTAGATTCAATTATGGTTCTCCGTAAGGGTAATCCATACTTTGAAGTTGAATATACAGACCTTGACTCAAAGTATGAGAAGAATAGCTTTAAGAACCAAGATGAAAAGGGATTCTATGCTCTCGCCAAAACTACAGGAGAAAAGAGTCGCCCTGGACGAATCTTTGACTATAAAGGTTACAAACCAGAGTATGGGTGGCGAGTAAGTGAAGACATGCTCAAAGAGATGGATGAGCATAACTTACTGCACTTTGGTAAGAATACAATCTACAAAAAGATTTACCTAGAAGATAGCAAAGGCGTCCCAGTTCAAAATCTATGGGATGATGTGTATTTCATCTCTCGCAGTGAATCGAACAAGCGTAAGTATCCAACACAAAAACCACTCAAACTATTGGAGAGGATTATTAAGTCATCTTGCCCTGAAAATGGATGGGTTTTTGATCCTTTTGCTGGGTCTGGAACTACAGCAATCGCATCGCAACTTCTTGGAAGAAACTGTATCACATGCGACATCAATCCACAGTCAATACAATTAGTGACTGAAGCAATCAAAGAAACAGAAAATCCTCTCATTTCTGCAATGAATTGAACTGGGCCCCTGAAAGTGTACCAGTAGTGTAGTTCACACGGTCCGCATGACCCGCACCCGTAAGCAAACCGCAAATGTTGCTGCTGAAGTGAAAGTGCCTGAGGTTCTCATCACTCGTCAGCAATACATTCAAGACATTAAGGTTCGCTGGGAAATCCATCAGTATGAAGTCAACAAACTTCGTGAAGATGTAACCAAGTTCAGTCAAACTGTTTCTCCTTATGTGAAGCAAATGATTGACTACACGACCGAAAAGTATCAACAACTGTTCGCTCGTCGTCTGACTGCTTGATGATACACCAAGGCACCATCACTAGGTGCCTTTTTTATTGAAAATGTTAGTGGGCCCTGTAAAGTGTCCTAGTATTATGAAGAACACCCATCTCAATCATCCCGAAGATCAGATTCTTACAGGTGATCTATCTGTGCTGGATTGGATGTATGAATCTGATAGTTTCATCTCCACAAAAATTGATGGTGCTCCGGCTGTAGTGTTTGGAACTGACCCTGAGACTGGTAAGTTCTTCTGTGGGACAAAATCAGTTTTTAACAAGAAGAAAATCAAGGTAAATTACAGCATTGAAGACATTCTCCGTAATCACGGTAACACTCCTCGCGTTGCAGAGATTCTTATTGCCTGCTTCAACAATTTCCCCAGGATTGATAACATCATTCAAGGTGATTTCATCGGATACGGTGGAAACAGCACTTATCGCCCCAACACTATCACCTATCACTTTCCTAGTGTAGTCAAAGAAGCAATCATCTTTGCTCCTCATACGACCTATTCTGGTACAAATCTTCGTGAATGTGTTGCATCCTTTGGTGCATCAGTTCCTGAGTGTGAGAATGTGAAATGGGTGCAACCTGATGCATCTATCTGTCCTTATCGTGAGGATATTGAAGATGTGTGTAAGTTTGCAAAGCAAATGAGCACACTGTGTGAGTTCGTGAATGATAAGCAAGCAACAGAACTCAAGAAAATCATCAATTCTTACATCCGTGAGGGTAAGGAGGTTGACGAACATGAAATTGCAGAAAATTATGATGTTGATATCAACCTGCTGCGACTTCACAAACTCGTTGCATCAATCAAGACCGATTTGTTCTTCTTCATCTCTGATGACGATAGCATCTCCTGTGAGATTGATGGTAAAGAGTCTGCGCATGAAGGGTATGTAATGACGAATCGTTTTGGAACATACAAGATTGTTGACCGCACTCAATTCAGCCGTGCTAACTTTACACTTCAAAAGAACTGGTAATGATTAGTGGGCCCTTGGAAGTGTCCTAGTAGTATGAGAACCACACACCGATTCCAAAGTTTCAAAGAAGCACTCAACTTTCTGATGAGTGAGTTTCAAATGAGCAATCAGCAAGCAACTCACTTCATCTGGGACAATCAGTTCACTATGGGAACTGACCGTGCTATTTGGATTACTGAACCTACCAACTGATTATGAC